CTCAGCCAGGACGAAGGCGTCACCGGCGAAATCCGTGAAAGCCTGGAGATCGAGGAAGCACCCGACGGTTTCGATCGAACGCTTTTGGCCAAATGGTTCGCCGAAGCCGCAGGCACCAAGATCCGCTACGTGCCGGCCGGCATTCCCGACCTTCTGCGAACACACGCGCTCGTCGATTATGAAGCCAACATCCCCGAGCCTGCGCCGCCCACCGTCATCGATGCCGATCCCGCCGATGATTCAGCACCAGTCCGCTGGGATAGCATCGGACTCGAGACCAACCAAGGTGGACTGCCGTACCCCACTCTCGCCAATGCGAGCCGGATCCTGCAGCTGCATCCCCGCTTAGTCGGCAAAATCTGGTATGACACCTTCCAACGCAAGATCTGGCACAACCTGCGCGGTGTCCAAACAGAATGGCAAGACTCTGATTCTGCTGACTTAACCGTCTTCATCCAGCAGACCATGAAACTCTCCAAGTTCACACTCTCGCTGGTCACCGAAGCCGTGGGCCATGCCGCGCGCCGCAACGCCAAGAACTCCCTCACCAACTGGCTCTCCAGCCTGGAGTGGGATCAGGAACCCCGCCTCGACACCTGGCTGTCCGATACCCTCGGCGTCGACATCGACCCCTATTCTGTCGCCGTCGCCAACAACTGGCCCATCTCCATGGTGGCTCGAGCGTTCAAACCCGGTTGCCAGGTCGATACCATGCCCGTCCTCGAAGGCAAAATGGGACGCGGTAAATCCAGCTTCCTGCATATCTTGGGCGGCGAGTGGTACGACTCCATCACTACCGCCATCGGTGAGAAGGACTTCATCCAAGAAATCCAAGGCCTCTGGCTGGTCGAAATCCCCGATATGACCGGCTTCGGCCGCCGCGAGCACAGCCATATCCTCGCCACCATCACGATCCGCAACGACCGCTACCGCGCCAGCTACGGCCGCTACGTCGAGAATCACGCGCGCGGCTGTGTCTTTTCCGCAACATCCGAAACCGATGACTACCTGTCGGATATACGCGGCCGCCGCCGCTTCTGGCCGCTGCGCTGCACCAGCATCGACCTCGACACGCTCCATGCCCAACGTGACCAAATCTTCGCCGAAGCCGTCGCCCGCTACCGCGCCGGCTCGCCCTGGTACGAAATGCCTGAATCAACCGATGACGAACAACTCGCGAGGGCGTCCGAAGACCCATGGACTACCAAGGTCCTGGCCCAAGCTAATTACCTCTGGGATCAATCCAACGGTCGCACCGTTCTCATTACATCCCTCTATCTGTTAACCGAAGCCATCGGACTTGAAACAAAAGATATGAACCAGGTTGATAAAAATCGCGTCGCTCGCATCATGCGTGACTCTGGCTGGATCCAATCTCGATCCCATAGCCAACGACACTGGCTCAAAACACGCTACGCCAACCCGTAGCCATGCCCGATCAAAGAGCCGTCGTGCGCCCGGCGTGCGCAGGGCATCCGGCCAATCCGTAGCCCATGACACTTGATCCCGCGACACTTGCGACACTCTGCGACACTTGCGACACCACTTCCATAGAGGCGTAGATAGGGCTGTGCGTCTGTTGTCGTATGTGCTGCGTGCCACTACTGCATACTGTAGGTATAATATATATATACTGTCACTACTGTCACTACTGACATTACCATACTGATATCAATCACTTATCCTATGACAGTATGTAGTAACGCGCTGTTACTTACTGTCATAAGTGTCACAAACTGATATATCAGATTTTTATAGGCTATCGACTCAATAGCGTATATCAGTTTAATAGACAGGCCCATGGATCAAAGGTGTGGCGAACTCGCCAGAAGTTTGATTAATGCGTCTGTCTATTGAGCGGACTCATTAGCGAATTGGCCACTGTTAAATAGATGTTCACCAGATGGATGCGACCTGTGCATAACTATATTGCACAGCACCAATTATCTGTGCATAAGTGGTGGATAACCTCATATTGACCTAGCGAGCGCCTGAATTGTCGATATGGCTTGTCATACTGGCTATTATGCGAAGTTGCATCGCAGCATTGCGCGCATGAGGCTATGTATTAGATATATGTGGTCATAATGCGCTGGCCGCTATGTGGCAGGTTTTCGAGGGGGGTGGGGGACCCTTTTTTGCTGAAGTTAGGGTCCCGAAGTACCGGTACTGTGCGCCAAATCCGCATCCGGCCTATCCGGCAGGTTTCGGGTCCCCTTCCGCGAATCGTCCTAGAATTTGGGCCCCTTTACACGAGTACCCGGTATGCCCTACTATGACCCACTATGACACAGCGTTCACTATATTCAGCGAGTGTGAGGATTCCGATGACGCCGGCATTGAAGGCGGAGTTAGAGGTAGAGGCATGGGAGTGTGAGCGGACGTTAGCGGACTATGTGCGGGGGTTGCTGCAGCGCAGGGGGAAGTGGGCGCGGACGGTGGGGACGGCTGGGGGGTATGATTTGGCGGGGGATGTAGGGAAGGTTGAGAAGTGATGTCACGCTTGCCCATGGTATACAACGCACTGCGGCATGGTTCGCAGGGATGAAAACAGAAATGCAGTTGCTGATTGCGATCTTAGCTAACCAGATTCGTTTAGCTGAGTTGATAGCGACAGCCGCGCCTGGTCAATGGGACCGTGTGAAAATTATCAAAGCGGACACGCAGAACATGATTGACTACATCAAGTCGACGGACCGCCAGTGATCTCGCGGAGTGAGTCACCGACAGCGGCAGACCGGAGTGAAGCGCAAGCGTTAGCCTTCGCGTATTCTGTTGTGGCGAGATTGCATCCGGGCGAGCCTGCGGTGAATCAGCGGGCAGCCGCGATTACGCTGGAGGCGCTTCGGGAATGGGAGTTGGCGCACATGCCAGGGGAGATCGGTCGGCGATGACGATCGCCCGTCGTCCGGCATTTAGTTTAGCCATGGCGTGGTTTGCCATGGCTATCTGGGTTGTCGCATGGACCGGTGTATTCACGTATATCTATCTGACATGGGATGGCGTATGACGAGTCGAGTGGAGTCACCGATCACGGAGGGATTCAAGGTGTCATGGATAGTGGACGGGATCGAGTTCCCGCTGCGCGAGATGGCGGCGGGGGAGTTTGTGGCGTTGCACAGGGACACGTGGGCGCAGGTGCCGGTGTATTGGGCGCGGATAGGCGGGTCGATAAAGTACTGGCCGCCGTTGCACGGTGATGTAGATCCGCGGGTACGGGAGAAGTTGGGGTGAATGAGATTCGTCGTCGCGGTCGTCCTCCGGGGATACCGGACTCACCGGAAGTGCGCGGCGCGGCGCGGGAGGAGCTCTCGCTGTGGATGAAGTCGCAGTTCGAGATGCTGGAGTCGGAGCATCAGGAGCGGGTGCATGTATTGCGGACGGCGGGGGAGCATCCATCGCCGGTCTACGGGAACATGGTGAAGCGGTTCTCGGCGTTGGGGATTATGCGTGCGCACATCGCGAAGTTATTGGATATGACGTTGATGACGTTGATGACTCACTATGCGGATGAACTCGAGTTAGGTGTCGCCGAAGCGAATGCGGCGGTTGCGACGAACATGTTGCGGATTGCGACGGACCCGGTGAATCCAGCGGCGGGCAAGGTTGGGATGGCGTGGTTAGATCGGCGCGGGGGCGAGGAGTGGGCGCCGGCCACCAAGAAGATTGAGGTTGAGGATGTAACGCGGCGGCCGCCGATCATTGACAGTTCGAAGTTGACGTATGAGGAGCGTGCGCAGATGCGTGCGATGCTGACGCGGATAGCGGATGGAGGGTCTGGCGATCCGGTGGGTGATGATGATGGGAGTGATGGGGTGATTGAATGAGTGGGGTCGTCGGCGGCACACAGGAGCAGAGCCGTGAGTAAATGGCAGGCGATGAAGGTTGGCAGAAAATTCCGATCGACTGCCCAATGCTGGAAGCCGTGAGGAAACTACGATTACAGTCTGATAGGGGAACCGAGCCGTGAACAACGTGGGCAAATTCAGCGAGGAAAGCTGGATCGCGTTCGAGTGCGGCTTGGCGCGCGGCGCGCGAATGGGAAACTTATTTCTGGCCCGCGACTTGAATGCGCCAGTCGAGTTGAGACAGGAAGCTGTGAAAATGGCAAAGGAATCACAGCGCCTCTTCCTGAATCTATTGCGCAAATGGCGTGCATTCACTAGTAATGCCGGGGTGATTGAGTGAGTGGCCGCCCCCACGCCCTGACGTACCCGAAACTGCGACTGATCGACGCATGGTTCGCGCAGCCATCACGCGTGAAGCGACCCTATGCGAAAACGTTTGCTAGAGATTTAGGAATATCGCGCCAGACGTTATTTGTAGCGGCTCGACGGTTATGTGGTTATACGGGGGTGGGGAAATGATCGTACCGACGATAGGCAGAGTGGTGTGGGTTCTGAATAGGTATCACGCGTCCAGTCGGCGCGTAGTTCAGCCCGAGGTGGGGCTGATTGCATTCGTTCACGGCGATCGCTTGATTAACGTGGCCGGGTTCGATAGGCACGGTTTGCCGTTCGCGCTGACGGAACTGAGGTTGTTGCAGGATGATGATCCGATATCAGATGGCAGTTATGCGCAGTGGATGCCGTATCAGATGGGACAGGCGGTGTTAGAGACTGTTTTGCGAGAATGTGATCCGTCAAAGACTGAGTATTTGTTGAAGATCGCGGACACGAAGTTATCGGTGATTGAAAAGGATTTGGAACAATTGCGACGCGATATGGAGGGTACCGTGGGAGAGAAGACAGGACTGTAATGTAGGCGGCGGCGGTTGAGATTTGAACTCACGCATACGGGAACCGTTCGGGTGATGAGCCCTACTCTGCCCGCTGCTCTGCCTGACTGAGCTACGCCGCTGACTCCGACATCACTCGGAACCACGCGATATCGCGCGCCTACTGCTATAGTCTAGCACATGATCGACATCTCGCAGATAGATAGAAAACTCCAACTGATCGACCTTGAGAGGGCTGATTGCGAAGAAAGTTTTTACGAATTTTATAGATCCGCATGGAGATATATAGATTCAGCGCCATGGGTAGATGGATGGGTGATGGCGGCGATTGCCGAACATCTGGAAGCGGTATGTGATGGCCAAATCAAGCGGCTCATAATTAATCTGCCCCCTCGATGCTCTAAGTCAAATTTAGTTTCCGTATCGTTTCCAGCATGGGTATGGGCGCAACCTCGCAAGGGGCCAATCAGTGGTCCAGGGGTTCCATTCCTTCATGCATCCTATGCAAATCAGTTGTCGATGCGAGATTCGGTATGGTGCCGCAGACTGATCGAATCGGAATGGTATCAGGCGCGATGGGGATCTAGATTTAGTCTCACGTCAGATCAGAATACTAAAAGCCGTTTCACGAACGATCAAGGCGGCGAACGACTAATTACATCAATTGATGGTGCGACCACAGGCGAGGGGGCTATGTGCATAATAATCGACGATCCAAATTCGGTTGATGACGTCGATTCTGATGCCGCAATTCAAACAACGATTGATTGGTGGGAAGGTACGACGCCAACGCGTCTCAACAATCAAGACACCGGCGCATATGTGATCATCCAGCAGAGAACATTTGAAAATGATTTGACTGGTCACATTTTAGAAACTGAAGCAGACGATTGGGTGCATCTGATGATTCCGATGCGCTATGAACCGGATCGATCGTTCGTTACATCGATAGGGTGGAAAGACCCTCGTACGGAACCAGGGCAGTTGATGTGGCCAGAGAGATTTAGCGAAGCAGCGGTCTCAAGATTAGAAAGAAGGATGGGTCCATTTCGTTCTGCCGGTCAATTGCAGCAACGACCTGAGCCCGCAGGAGGTGGAATCATCCTCAGGGAATGGTGGAAGCTATGGGAAAAAGAAAACTGGCCAGCGATGGATTTTGTATTAGGTTGTCTGGACACGGCTTATACAGAAGATACGATGAACGATCCATCAGGAATGATCGTGTGGGGGATATTTTCAGGAGACTTAGTTTCTGATGTGAAGGCGCATGCTACGCGAATGATGGATGCTAACGGTAAACCGATGTATATCGGCAGAGCCTATAGCGAAACAAGTCCACAGGTCATGTTAATGCACGCATGGGATGAGAGATTAGAATTGCATAAGTTGGTCAATAAAGTAGCAAAGACATGCTTCGATATGAAAGTGGATTTGCTTCTAATTGAGAATAAATCATCTGGAATTTCTGTTGCGCAAGAAATTAGACGCCTGTATTCGAATGAAAAATTTGGGGTTCAGTTATTCGATCCCAAGAGTCAGGATAAAACAGCTCGGTTGTATTCGGTTCAACATTTGTTCGCCGAAGGAATTATCCACGCTCCAGAGCGTGCGTGGTCAGATAGGGTAATTCTTCAGGTAGGCCAATATCCAAAAGGTAAGCATGATGAATTTGTGGATTTGACCTCAATGGGATTGCGATACCTGCGAGATAACGGATTAATTTCCAGGGCTACGGAATGGCAGGCGGATATAGAAGCTTTGAAAACCTATCCAGGCCGAGAAAACGAGCCCCTATATCCGGCCTGAGTAATTTCCGGTACGATACCGGAATATGGCAATAGTCAAGCCCTACGATGCGATGGTACTCTGCGACGCAATTGTCGATCTGATCTCGCGTGCGCAGCGCCCATATCAGTTCAGGGTGACAGTGACGGGTAAGCCGCCACACGCGCAGAGCCGGACGTACGATATCGGCGCAGTGTCGGATGACGCCGCGGCACACGAAGGGATAGATCGGTTTGTCAAGGAAATGTCGCATCCGATGCGGCTATTGGATGCGTTGCTGTGAAACTCGTATCCATAGGAATGGAGACGATTGTTGATTTACTAATTCCGAAGACTGCGATTCGCGCATATAGCCTATATAGTGACTTAGCGACTATCGATGGTAGGCGACTTAAGCGGCATATTCGCAGAGCACGTAACCGACGCGTCCATAATGCATTGAGACCGTGGTGGCTGGCTAAATTGCGGTGGCTGGAACGTAAAATATGAGCGCTGTCCCCGGCCTCGGTAACGCCAATCTCCGAATTCCGGGACCGCCCGACGCTGACCTGCCCGATCCCGCGAAGGTCATCGTTCACATGACCGAGGATGACGACGACCAACCGGACATCGACGAAAAAGGGAATATCCTCAAGATCACGCATGGGGACGGCGCAGTTACGATTGCGCTTGACGGTAAACCTATCTCGCAGGCAGCGGCGGCAAATGATGGCCCCCTCGAATGGTTCGGCAACCTGGTCGATAAGATCGATGAAGGCGAACTGTACCGGATCGCCGACGATTTATTGCGCGGTGTCGATCAGGACATCACATCCCGACGCGAATGGATTGATGACCGGGCGCTCGGCATCAAACTGCTGGGGCTAAAAATTGAACTGCCGAACGTCCAGGGCGCGAGCGATGGCGCACCAGTCGAAGGGATGTCGAAAGTCCGGCACCCGCTGTTGCTTGAGGCGGTATTGCGGTTTCAGGCGAATGCGCGCTCCGAACTGCTCCCGACCGATGGGCCAGTAAAAATCCGCAACGACGACAACGATGCGACGTTAAAAGAAGATCAGCTCGCGAACGACTACGAACGCGATATGAATCACTATTTGACGGCGGTGGCGACCGAGTACTACCCGGATACGGACCGCATGCTATTGATGCTGGGATTCGGCGGTACGACGTTTAAAAAAGTGTATTTTTGCCCGCTGCGGAACCGGCCGGTGTCGGAATCGGTTGACGCCGATGACATCATCGTGAATCAGTCGGCAGTTAATCTCGCGAACGCGCGGCGGATCACGCACCGGACGTATTTGCGACCATCGACGGTCAAGCGTCTGCAGATCTTGGGTGTGTATCGCGAGACCGATCTCTCAGATCCGATCCAATCGCAGCCCGACGCAGTGCAGGCCGAAGAGAAAGCACAGCAGGGCCTGACGGCGAATAATTTCATGCCGGATGAGCGGGACCGCGAGATCTATGAGATTTGCTGCGAACTCGATATCCGCGGATTCGAGCATAAGCACGAAGGTAAGGAATCTGGTTTAGAGATTCCATATGTCGTTACGATTGACGTGTCTTCGCGGAAAGTCCTGTCGATTACCCGCAATTTCGACGAAGACGACCAAGCGCTCCCGATGGCGCGCACGCGCTATATAAAATATACATTCGTCCCGGGATTTGGATTCTACGATATTGGTCTATTGCATATTCTGGGCAATACCACGAACGCTGTGACGGCCGCTTGGCGCGAGATGCTGGATTCTGGCATGTATGCGAACTTCCCGGGGTTTTTGGTGGCCAAGTCAGGGACTCGGCAAAACACGAATATCTTCCGCGTGCCACCGGGTGGCGGGGCGCAGATCGATACCAATGGAATGCCGATCAGCCAGGCGGTGATGCCGCTGCCGTACAACACGGCGGGCATGCCGGCGCTGATGCAGTTGGTCGATAACATGGTGCAGACCGGCCAGCGCGTCGGGGGCACGTCCGAGATGCAAGTGGGCGAGGGGCGCGGCGATGCGCCCGTTGGTACGACTCTTGCGCTGATCGATCAGGCGGTGAAGATTATAAACAGCGTCCACAAGCGACTGCATGCCTCACAGGCTGAGGAATTTCAATTGCTGGTGAAGGTATTTCGCGAGCATCCGGAGAGCTTTTGGCAGCGTAAGTGCAAATCAAAGACAGCGTGGGACGTCGAGAAATTCATGCAAGCAGCGGATAACTGCGAACTCGTTCCGCAAGCAGATCCGAATACGGCGAGTATGGGCCAGCGGGTGATGAAGATCACTGGCTTGAAGCAACTGCAGCAGGCGAGCCCGAATCTCTACGATCCGATTGCGATTGATACGGCAGCTTTGCAGGCGATGGGCTGGAGCAATCCGGAGCAGTTCTTTGTGCCGCCGGCCGCTCGAGCCGCGCCTCCGCCGCAGTTGCAGGAATTGCAAGCGAAGATGGCCAACGAGAAGGCATCGACGCAGGCGAAAATGATCGAGGCCCAAGCTCGCGATACAGAATCGAAGGCCAAGGCCGCGGAGACGCAAGCCAAGGTGCAGCAGGGCGCGTTCGCGCCGAAGCAGGATGCGGGGAGTTCTGGTTCGCAGCAGGTGGATACGCCAGTCGATCAGGCGCTGGCGCAGGCCAAAATAATGGATGCGCATACGAAGGCGATGGACGTCGGCATTAAGGCAAAAATGGCGCAAACCGAGGACCGTAATCGCGATGAGGACCGTGAGGCCAAGCGCCAGGAATCCATGCTGAATCTCGCCAAAGAGGTGATTATGGAGCCGAAAGATGCGGCCGGTGCCGGTAAAAAAGCGGTGAAGATTGCGAAGCAGGTGGATAAGGGATTGCCGAAGTGAGCAAATGGGGCACGTTCGACCTCGAAATCGAAAAACACGTAGCGCCCTGTAATTCCGAAGGGGACTTGCTGGGGCATCACGTTTTATCGGCCGAATGCACATGTCACCCGACGCATTTCCACGAAGCCGATACGCATAAGTGCCTTCTCATCCACCATGATCGAGAACGCGGCGGATCGGCATATGCTGTTGAATTGCATTAAATTTGCAGTATGGACACATTCAGAGTAAGTTTTACGAATCTCGCAGGGAAGTATTACCGCAAATGGCAACTAGCGTATTCGAAGGATATGGGACACTTGGATATCCTAAAAAGAAGGCGCCTCGTGCCGTGATATCCAAAGAAACTTTCTGCTCTCACGGAGTGGCATCCGACAAGGAATGCGATGCCTGTCGAATCCATGCGACTGCTCAAGGATTAGATTACGAATCTGTGCGTCAATCACGCGCATCAAGGTGGCCATAATGAGTGCGATGGCGGAACAAGCCCGGTCGAAAGCGAAAGCGAAGGCCGAAAGCATGGCGCGAGGCGATCCTAAAGCCAAGGTCGACGCGTCCAGTTGGACCCCATCCGAGCCGATGCATGCGGATTCTCAGACTGGCATGCGAGTTCTCTCGCGACGCGCATTCAAGAGCGGTGGCAAAGTTCACGGATCAGCTGCGAAAATGCACGCTGGCCGTAAGCCGCGTAAGTCGGGCGGATCCGCGCTGACTGCCGATTCTCTGATCAATCGCAACGTCAAAGAGGCGAACGAAGAACGTGACGGGATCAAGCATATTGGTGGCATGAAGAAAGGCGGCAAGGTTCACGCCGATGAAGCCGAAGACAAGAAATTGATGCACAAGATGGGCTGCGGTTGCGGCAAATGCTCTGGTGGTCGCGTCGGGCGCAAGTCGGGCGGGCGAGCCAAGAAAGGCATGAACGTGAATATCATCATCACGCAGCCAAAAGATAAGGTTCCCATGATGCCTCCCGGTATGCCGCCCCCAGGTCCAGGTGGTCCGGTCGGATTGCATCAGGGCGCGCCTCCGCCGCAGATGCCGCCCGCAGGCGCTGCACCTCCGATGGGTCCGCCAATGCAGCGCAAGTCAGGCGGCCGAGCGTATCCGATCGATTCGGGTGCTGGCGGCGGACTGGGACGACTCGAAAAGGCGAAAGCGTACGGCTGATTTGTCTCGTGCAGACCTTCAATACTCAGTTCGAATTCGAACTTAAAAAGCGCATCACGGAAGAAGTTGACCGGATCAAGGACAATCTCGCCGCTGGTCTCGCCGTCACCGATTATGCTCAGTATCAGAATCAGGTTGGGCGCATCGCAGCCCTCAGAACCGTTGCAGACTACTATTGCAATGAAATCAACACCACCATAAACGAAAGGTAACATGGCCAATACTGCATTGAAAAATCGTGATATTACCAACACGGAATCGGAACGCCTAAAGCAATCCATCCTGAACAAGGTGGGAAACCTGGATGGTTACGAAATCGCCAACAATGAAGTGCTCTGTGCAATCTATCTGCGAGAGGAAAAAACGCCTGGTGGTATTGTGCTTCCGCACCAGAATTTGAAAGAAGATTTGTACCAAGCGAAGGCGCATTTGGTGCTGAAAATTGGTTCGGCCTGCCGATTTGTACGTACTGATGTAAACACCGGTGTTATCTATGGCGTTCCCATCCAACTACACGATTGGATTGTGCTGCGTCCATCGGATGCATGGGCGCTGGACATCAACATGATGCCAAGCATCCTGAGTCGAGAGGACTTTGTCCCCTGTCGTATGATTTTTGACGATCAAATCCGTGCTCGAATCGCTCATCCCGGGATGGTGTGGTGATATATGTCAGCAACTACAGACGAAATTAAGATCGATTTTGACGAAATTGATCGTTTAAAAGCCGAAGAAGCCAAAAAAGACGATGTAATCGAAGTCGTTAAGGCTGATGCAGAGACGAAAGCCCCAGAAAAAAAGGTACTCAAGCCTGAAGATGGCCTGGAAACACTCAAAAAACAGCTTGCAGACGAACGCATAGCCCGCGCAAATGCCGAACGGCATGCGCGTGAAGCATCCGAAGCCGAAGTTAAGGCACGAACGGATGTCCAGGGCAGCC